GCCTTGGCCTCGGCCTCGTCGGCAGCGTCTATTTCCAGCGTCGCGCGCATGGTGATGGTGCGGTCATATTCTAGATACACAACGAATAAAGGCATGGTTTTTCCCTCTCATGTTCGGCAATAGCGCCGTCGCAGGGCGCCCCATGGGCGCCTTGCGAGGGCGGGGCGCCGTGGCGCCCTGCCTAGTCATACATTGGCAAGTGAGGCTTGCGCGCGCGCCATAGCCGCCTTGCGCGCCAGGTCGCTCTCCGCGTCCAAGAACGCACGGACGGCGGCAGCGTGGTCTTCGTCTGAGGCATAGCGGTAACGGAGTATCTTCATACTCTCCCGCAGCGCGATGTCGCGGGCGACAATATCGCCACCCCATCGGACAGACAGGCGATACTCAGCGTCAGTTTGCATCGCGTCCAAGTCTGCGACGCGCCGCGCCATGTCGAGGGCTTCAGGCGAGGTTGTATCAATCGGTTCCGGCCCCGGATGCGCTGCCCCAAAGTAGTGCCAGAGTTTCCAAGCCGCGCGCCATGCTTCCCACGCGGCCACATGCGCCTGCCGCTCCGGCGATAGGCGCAGAAAGGCAGCGCGTTGCTTGGCCGTAGCCCCAAGCGCAGGCAACTTAGACCCGCGCGGCTTGACGCGGGTCGGGGCTGGTGGCGCGTGAAGCGCGACGATCCGCGCGACTAGGTGAGGCCGCGCGAGAATGGCGTCTAGTAGGGTTTCATCAGTGTGTGTCATGGTTCACGCCTCCGCCTTGGCTTCAACGCAGGCCTCGCATTGGCCGTCATGCTCGGCCACATAGTCTTGCAGGTCGTCATAGTCGGCAAACTCATATTCCTCCCCACATTCAGGGCAGGAATGAACCCAAAACACGTTGAAGCCGATTGAACATGCAACGCAGCCCTGCCAGTCCTCGTCCCAAACCCAAACATTGCCAGAGGATTGGTTAACCCCGGCTTGAGTGTGTTTGCTGGTCTGCAGCCCGGCCTTGCGTATCGCCTTGATGCACTCGGCCAAGCGGTCAAGATCAGCGCCAGCAAATTGTTCGAATAGGCTTTCCATTGTCGTTTTCCCTCTCACTCAAGCCATGATTGGCTTGGATGATGGCAAGCAAGCCTGCCATCGCCGAAGCTAACCAAGATCAAAAGACTAGAAGCCAAACGAATAGCGCCAGAAAGAAAGCGCAAATGCCCGCATCGGGCAATAGATTGTTTGACATGTTAGGCCTTCCGCATTTTGGGCATATCGGCCAAGGCGCGGCGCGCGTCTGCAATGGCGCTCCGCACCATGTCGCGAAAGTACCCGTCGCGGTCTTTGCGCGCGAAATCTGCCGCGCAAGCATAAGCGCACGCGCCTAGGTAATCCGTCGCAATCTCCGCGCCGTCTAACGTCACGCGCAAGCGCGCCGTGAACCAATCCACCGCGCCAGAGCGCACCATTTCAACGTCGTCGTCGTTGTCAAAACAATCCGCCGGGTCGGTATCTTCTGGCGTCACGTCACACGTGACGCGAAAGCGCGCCGTCTCAAAAGACCAAATTGTATCCCAATGCTGCATAGTTTTTCCCTCCGAAAAATAGGTCATCGATTTGACCGATGCAAATTCTTTTACAGGCTAATTGTGGCAAGAATAAGGCAACCTAGAATCTGAAGCATTACATTTTTGTAATGCGGGATGAAAAAAGCGAGAAATCGGTAGGGTTTGCGCTTGCCTAGGCCAAGGTGATGGCCCGGCGGCTTATGTAGCTGGAAATACAAGCTTTTTTCGGTTTTCCTGGGCTTTCTAGGTTATACCTTATAATATACAATGCAAGTGTGTTAATATATTAGTTAACGCTAATATAGTAGCCTATAGACTGTCGAGCGGTAGCGACTGTTTTTCCCATGACCTAGATGACCTATTTGACCTATCGCCCCCATAGCCCCGCGTATCCCGCCCCAAGCTTCACACTAAATTCTATTACGCATTGCGATGGCAGCTAGCTGGCGCGTGTCGCGCTGGCGCGATGTTTTTGGCGTGACCTATTTTGCCGATATTGCCGAGTAACAAAACCTGTTACGCCTGGCGCGCTTGCTGAATGGTAACAGAACCCTTCACACCAACAACACACCAGCAACACACCAGCACCACACCAGCACCACACCAGCACCACACCCGCACCACACCAGCACCACACCAGCACCACACCAGCACCACGCGGCAGGGCGCGGCAGGGCGCGGCAGGGCGCGGTTTGCGGAGAGCCGGGGGGAGGGGGGCCGGCGGCCGACCCGTCACAGTCACGGAGGGTCCGCAAACAATTTTTTTTTATTTGCAAACCTAATTTGCATCCACGCTACGCAATCTGCTACAACCGCCCAATGGCAATCTTTTCGCTCCCCTATGAGCCGCGCAAGTTGCAGGCTACCGAGGCCCGGCTTGAAGCCATCTATCACGCCGCGCGTAACGGATTGCGTGGTGAGACGTTGGCGCTCGCCTCCGGCATGACGCCGGCTGAATACCGCGCGCTGTGCGAGTTCGACCCGCTGGCGGCGCTGGCCGCGGAGAAGGGCCGGGCTGACGGCGAGATGGAAATGTCCAAGGTGCTGCATGACGCCGCCCGCGCCGGCGACGCCAAGGCCGCGCTGGATGTGCTGAAGCACGTCCACGGCTGGGTCGCCAAGCAGGCCGTGTCGGTCGAGGTCAACCAGACCATCTCCATCACGTCTGCGCTGCAAGAGGCCCAGCGGCGCGTCATCGAAGGGGTGGCCGAGGTTGCCCAACCAGACCCGCGCGTAATCGAACAGGCAGCAGATGCAGACCACACGGTATAGCGCCGACGACGAGATGGAGTTGATGAGCCGGTTGTGGACGCCGGCCATCAAGGACGACCCTTTCAAATTCGTAATGTTCGTGTTTCCGTGGGGTCAGCCGGGGACGCCGTTGGAGAAGTTCGACGGTCCGCGCAAGTGGCAGCGCGAGGTGCTGCAGCGCATCGCCGACCATGTGAAGCAGAACAACGGCAAGGTTGACTTTGACACGCTCAGGATGGCGACCTCATCCGGCCGCGGGATCGGCAAGTCGGCGCTTGTATCCTGGCTGGTCATCTGGATGCTGACCACGCGGATTGGCAGCACAACCATCGTGTCTGCCAACTCCGAGGCGCAGCTTCGGTCGATCACATGGGCGGAAATCACCAAGTGGCTCAGTATGGCGCTCAACAGCCACTGGTTCGAGGTCAGCGCCACGCGGCTGATGCCGGCCAAGTGGTTGACGGAACTGGTGGAGCGCGACCTCAAGATGGGCACCCGGTATTGGGGTGTTGAGGGGCGGCTGTGGTCGGCGGAGAACCCTGACGCCTACGCGGGCGTCCACAACTTCGCTGGGGTCATGCTGGTGTTTGACGAGGCCAGCGGTATTGACGACAGCATCTGGTCGGTCGCGGCGGGGTTCTTCACGGAGAACACGCCGCACCGCTTCTGGTTGGCGTTCAGCAACCCGCGGCGCAACAGCGGCTACTTCTACGAGTGCTTTCACTCCAAGCGCGACTTTTGGGACACCAAGATCGTGGACGCGCGCACGGTCGAGCATACGGACAAGCAGGTCTACCAGCAGATCATCGACGAGTACGGTCCCGACAGCACCCAGGCCCACGTCGAGGTGTACGGTCAGTTCCCCAACGCATCCGACGACCAGTTTATCGGCGCAAGCCTAGTGGACGACGCCATGCGGCGACCGCAGCACAAGGACCCGTCGGCGCCCATCATCATTGGCGTGGACCCGGCGCGGTTCGGCAGCGACTCGACCGTCATCGCCATCCGGCAGGGGCGCGACATCGTGGCGATCAAGCGCCACAAGGGCGACGACACCATGACGGTGGTGGGGCACGTCATCGACGCTATCGAGACGTACAAGCCGGCGCTGGTGGTGATCGACGAGGGCGGGCTGGGCGCGGGGATCGTGGACCGGCTGAAGGAGCAGCGGTACAAGATCAAGGGGGTCAACTTCGGGAACAAGTCGAAGAACCCGATCATGTGGGGCAACAAGCGGGCCGAGATGTGGGGCGAGATGCGGACCTGGCTGAAGGACGCTTCCATACCGCTGGACCGCTACCTCAAGAACGACCTGACCGGGCCGATGATGAAGCCCGACAGCAAGGGGACGATTTTCCTAGAAAGCAAGAAGGATATGAAGTCGCGCGGGCTGGCCTCGCCCGACGCGGCGGACGCCATCGCGGTGACGTTTGCGTTCCCGGTAGCCCATCGAGAATATGTTGACCGCGCCCCGCGGCGCGGGTATGCTCCTGGCGCTGCCCTCAACTCATGGATGGGTGCCTGATGCCGCTGGTGAAGTCCACCTCCAAGGACGCCTTCCGCAAGAACGTGAAGGCTGAAATTTCTGCCGGCAAGCCGGCAAAACAGGCTGTCGCCATTGCGTACGCAACCAAGCGCGCGGCGGCTAAGAAAGGCAAGTAATGGCCAACGACGTAGACGCTGCGGGACGGGTAGCGGACGCCGACGACAAGGACCGTCTGTCCGTCATGCGCCGCCGCTACACGCTGGCGCTATCGGCCTATTCGGACAGCCGCGAGGACGAACTGGACGACCTGCGGTTCATGGCCGGGTCGCCCGACAACCAGTGGCAGTGGCCGGCGGACGTGTTGGCGACGCGCGGGTCTGTGCAGGGCCAGACGATCAACGCGCGGCCGTGCCTGACGATCAACAAGCTGCCGCAGCATGTGCGCCAGGTGACCAACGAACAGCGGCAGAACCGGCCGACCGGCAAGGTGATCCCGGCCGACGACCGCGCGGACGTGCGCGTGGCCGAGATATTTGACGGCATGGTGCGGCACATCGAGTATATCTCGGACGCCGACGTGGCCTACGACACGGCCTGCGACAACCAGGTAACCTACGGCGAAGGCTATATCCGCATCCTGACGGAGTACGCCCGCGAGGACAGCTTCGACCAGGACATCAAGATCGGACGGGTGCGGAACTCGTTCTCGGTCTATATGGACCCAACCATTCAAGACCCCTGCGGCGCGGACGCCGAGTGGTGCTTTATCACCGAAGACGTGAGCAAGGCCGACTATGAGCGCATGTTTCCAGATGCTTCGCCGGTTTCTAGCCTCATGTCGCAAGGCGTGGGCGACCAGAGCCTTTCTCAATGGCTCTCGGAAGACATGGTACGTATCGCCGAATACTTCTACTACACCCACGAAAAAGCGACGCTGAATCTCTACCCTGACAACATCACGGCTTATTCCGGCTCGCCGCAGGACAAGCAACTGAAGCTGATGTTTGGCAAGCCGCTGCGTAGCCGCCCGGTAGACCGCAAGAAGGTCAAGTGGATCAAGACCAACGGGTTTGAGGTGCTGGAAGAACGCGATTGGGCTGGCAAATACATCCCGGTCGTGCGGGTGGTCGGCAATGAATTTGAGGTGGACGGCCAGCTTTATGTGTCTGGCCTTGTGCGGAACGCCAAGGACGCCCAGCGCATGTACAACTACTGGGTCAGCCAGGAAGCCGAAATGCTGGCTCTGGCCCCCAAGGCACCCTTCATTGGCTATGGCGGCCAGTTTGAAGGCTACGAGATGCAGTGGAAGACGGCCAACACGAACAACTGGCCGTATTTGGAGGTCAATCCAGACGTTACAGACGGCGCTGGAAGCCCTTTGCCGCTGCCGCAGCGCGCAGCACCGCCGCTGCCCCAGACAGGGCTTATACAGGCCAAATTGGGCGCTGCTGACGACATCAAGGGCACTACTGGCCAGTATGACAGCAGCTTAGGGGCGCAGAGCAACGAGCGGTCGGGCCGGGCGATTCTTGCGCGCGAGAAGCAGGGCGATACGGGCACCTACCATTACGTTGACAACCTGTCCCGCGCGGTGCGCTACGTCACCCGGCAGCTTGTGGATATGATCCCCAAGATTTACGACACCGCGCGCGTGGCGCGCATCGTGGGGTTGGACGGCGAAGTGGGCATGGTGCGGATCAATCCGAGCCAGCCGGAGCCGGTGAAAGAAATTCGCGACGAAAACGGGCTGGTGATCGACAAGATTTACAACCCGTCAGTCGGCATTTACGACGTGTGCGTGACCACCGGACCAGGCTACATGACCAAGCGTCAAGAAGCCTTGGACGCCATGTCCATGCTGTTGCAGTCCAACCCGCAGCTTTGGTCGGTGGCCGGCGATCTGTTCATCAAGAACATGGACTGGCCGGGCGCGCAGGAGATGGCGGCGCGGTTTGCTAAGATTATTGACCCGAAAGTCATGGAAGGCGAGGATCAATCGCCCGAAATGCAGATGGCCAAGATGCAGATTGAGGCGCTGACCAAGGAACTGAACCAAGTCGTCGGCATGTTGCAGCGCGTCGAACAATCCATCGAGGCGCAGGAAGTGCAAATCAAGGCCTACGACGCCGAAACCAAGCGCATTTCCGCGGTTCAGGCCGGCATGACGCCCGAACAAATTCAAGACATCGTGATGGGCACTATTGCGGCGGCCATGGACACCGGCGATCTGGTCGGCCCCGGCACCCCCGCGCCGCGGGAAATGCCCGAAATGCAGCCTGAAATGCCGCTAGGAGG